CGACCAGTTGCACGCGCAGCAGCTGCGAGAACAGGGCCGTGTACTTCTTGCGCAGACGGTCGATGAACTTCGAGAACATCAGCTCGTCGCGTGTGATCTCTGAGGACCGACCGAGGCTGAATGACGAATCAGGCACGAGGCGCGAGATCGGTACGTTCAGGGACTGGTACAGGTTGTTCAGGAAGTACTGCGTCGAGTCGAGCTGGCCAACCATCTGGTTGCCGTCCAGCGTCGTGATCTCTGTGGTGCGGCCCGTCGATGTACGGGGCATCCAGAAATCTTCGAGCATCGACATGTTGTTGCGGTCGTCCTTCAGCTCGCCCGTCGCCGTGTCGTACACCATCTTGTTGCGGAAACGATTCATCGTGTCCTTCAGGTGTTGCTCGGCCTTCTGCTTGGGCATCCCTGAAACGTCCACGTAGAAGATGCGGCGTTGCGGCGCACGCGACAGCTGGTAGATCAGCAGCGCGTCTTCCATGTAGCGCAGCTGGTTGGCTGGCTTCAGGGCCTTGTTCAGGAACGAGATCGTGTTGCCGTACTCGTCGAGCAGTCCAGATGTGACGTACGCGATGGAATCGACCGACAGCTTGACGCCTTGCTGGGTGTTCGCATTGATACCCGCGTCGTTGAAGACGAAGTACTCTTCGAAGCCCACGACCACGTCGGTACCAGATGGGCTGCGTTGTTTCTGGATCTCGCGGACCTTCTTGATCTTGCGCGGATCGATGTAGCGAACCTCACGAATACCAGCCTTGGTATCCTGTTCGTCCATGATGATGTGGAAGGCTTGACGACCATCGATGTACCACTGGCGGAACAGCTCATGTCCCTTGGCAGAGAATTTCAGAAGAGTCAGGACGTTCTGAAATTCATCGACGATCATTTCCTGCACGTTCTCGGGCAGCTGGTCTTCCGGTGCATTCACCGACAGCGACACTGGGGCCTTCGACTCTTCGACGATCACCGCATCCGAGACGATGTTCTCGATGGCCTTGTCCACCGCAGGGATCTGCGCGACGACGCGGCACTTGTTGATCAGTTCGACTTCGGACTGGGAACGCTTTTCGACGTCAAGTGAGTAGGCGCTGTATGCAGAGCCCACATTGACGGAACGCTCCATCGCACCATCATCGGTGTCCGGACCAACAACCGAGACGTTGCGGTCGTTGTTCTTGGTGATGGTGAAGCCGAAAATATCGGCAATGTCTTCGAGAAGGTTGGCCATCGATTACTTACCAGCCTGTGCTTCGGCGTTCTTCTTGCGGTAGTACTCCACCGAGTTGGTACCCTTCAGGATCATCTTGACCTGATGGCGCGGCAGATCCAGCTTTTCGGACGCTTCCTTGATCGAGCGGTACATGATCCCGTCGATAGAAACAGGCTTGCTCACAGCCTCTGAGATCCGACGCCGACCTTCATCGGTTATCTGACCCTTGCGGATGTTCTCTTTCACTTCCTCGATGACTTCCTGTGCGCGTTCGGCGGGCATGTCTTCCCCGAGTTCGACCGTGAAGATGTGGTGCTGTTCTTCTTCGACTTCTTCCTTGACGCCCATGCCAGCTGCGAGATCCGTCAGTGATTCGGTGATGAACGTGGCGTGCGTGTTGTAGCCAGCTGGGGCAATTGTGTCCTTGTACATGGACGAGACCAGTTCATTGGCATCACCGACCTTCTCGGTATGCAGCAGGGCTTCCCAACGAAAAAGTTGGACGCCATACTGGCGCAGGGCTCTGTGGAAGATGTCGGTGTCGCCGCGTGCACTCTCGTGCTTCATTCGGGCGCTGGGCCAGTCGAAATCGACACCGATGTAGGACTTGCCATTGATGGAATTGGTAGCACGGTAGACCGTGTATGTCATGTTGAAAATCCTTTCGGTTTCGGTTATTTAGGTGTCCAAAACCGCTCAAAGAAAAAGCCGCCCGAAGGCGGCTTGTTTCGTGACCCGAGAACTTACTCGGTGATGTCGTCATCCTCGAACCAGTTGTACGCGAACGTGCACTGGAACACCTCAACCTGATTGTTGTTTTCCCAGTCCAGCTCGATGGCACCCACGTCAATTGGCATGGCATCGATCAGACGGACAGTCTTCAGCTCGACACCGTTGCGATCCAGCTGCGTGACCGACAGGTCGATCTGGTAAGCAGCAGGACGGATCTCACCAGAGTTGTCCTTGATGTTGTTGAAGCCATGCGACCAGCGTGTCAGGGCATCGCGGATCAGGAAGTCTTCGTTGTAGACGGCGACCGTCCACGGTTGGAACTCGCGCTCGCCAGCCACGTTGATGGCACGACCGCAGTAGAACACCGGGATCGGGGACACCGTTGACGAAGGCAGCTGGGCTGCGCGCACATGGAATGTACCCAATGCGGCTGCATTGATGCCCTCGGGGACGAGGTTCGCAGGGAAGCTCAGGTTCACTCGGAACTGGTTCGGGCGAACCAGTCCGTTTGTGAGCGAGGCACGGAAGCCAGTGATGTTAGGCATTTTTCTTTTCCTTGTTCTTCTTGGTTACGCCCACCAGCCCTTAGTGCTGGATCTCGCTGAAGGACACATCGCTGCGGACCGCCACGAATTCCAGCGACACGAAACGGATCGCGCCGATTGGTTTCACGTAGATCTTGGCCGCGAATTCCTTGCGCGCCTTCACTTCACCCGTGTTGACAGTCTTGCCCACGTCGATGAGGAATTCCTCGATGCCTTGGCGACCTTGGATGTCGCGCAGGTACGGCTTCATCATGTTCGTGAACAGCTTGGCCGTCAGGTCGTTGTTCTGCTCGAACAGCTGGTACTTCGCCGCCGTCGCGATGGCTTTTTCCATCACGATGAACAGACGACGCACGCTGGCTTGATCGAACGCAGAGGCACGGTTCGTGCACATCTTGTCGCCAAACAGCACGGTGCCATCGCGCAGGAACGTGACCACGGGGTTGATCGCGTTCTGGAACAGCTTGTCACGCTGCGTCTTGTTCGGGTTCGTCGCCAGCTTGACCACGTTCTTGATCTGGCCGCGTGTGAGACCAGCGAACGAGAACCACGGATCATTGGTCTGGTCGGTGCGCGCGGCGAGGCCAGCGATGTCACCGTTCAGAGGAATCCAACGCATCACGTCGTTGTACTTGTCGTACTGGTACTTGTAGCCCGAGTCGAGGAACGCGTACGTGCTCGAAGGCATCGCATTGCGGAACGTGACGAGGTCGTCGATGTTGGTGGACTGTGAGCCCACGATCACCGAGCCGTCCGACACCTTCACAGGTGACACGAACACGATGCAGTCCTTGCGCACGTCACCGACGTTGCTGATGACCCAGTTGGCCAGCGTCGAAGACGCCTTGCCAGTCATCACCAGAGAAATGTCGTACGACTGATCGTCAGCGAACAGACCGAAGGCCGTTTCCAACTCGCCATCGGTCGCGCCGAAACCGTCCACACCGCCTGACAGTGTGTATGTCAGGTTGTACTTCAGGTTCTTGTACGCGAGACCGGAAGCCAGCGCAGTACCCCACGCCGTGCCAGTGCCTTGGTCACCAGACTGCGGATGATCCATCCACCACACGTAGCCGGATTCGCGGTTCAGGACCGTCTTGTAGAACGCGGAAGTGCCATCGTAACGCTTGGCGTCGAGGGCCTTCGAGACGTTCTCGAACTTCTCCAGCACGGTACCCGGCAGGCCCGAGAACAGACCGTCTTCATCGACCACCACCATGTGCAGGCCGTCTTGTGTCGCGCCCATGTTCAGAGCCGTGTCCGACACGATGGGGGCCGCAGAGAAGAAGCCGCTGTATTCCCACTTGCCCGTGGCCGTCAGACCAGAGGCGTTGGAGTCGTATTCAGTATCCACAGTCAGTGATGTGGCTGAACCGATGGCCGTGACCTTCTTGGTGATGTCCGAGCCGCTGATCGTCACGACGATGTAGTCGCCCACCGAGACTTCGGTCGTGAAGGCCGTTGACGTACCCGTCACCGTGGCCGAAGAAGCCTGAACCTGCACGGTACCAGTCAGGGCGCGCGTGAATGTGTTGGCGTCAGCGAACGACACCTTCAGTGAATTGCCCTTCGAGCCGGGGTACTTGGCGGCAACCATGCCGACCGAGTTGGTACCGTTCACGAAGCTGTTGTCGTAGTCGTCGCGGTTCTTCACCTTGACGGCGGTGCCTGAGCACACGGCGTTGCGCATCGCGTTCGTCTCGGCGCGCACCAGCAGAAGATCGCTGGCGTACGACAAGAAGTTGTACGCGGTGTACCACGCTTGGAAGTTCTGTGATTTCGGCTTGCCGAAATTGAGCAGATCCAGTTCGTTCGTGACTTGAGTCACGTAACCGACCGGACCCCACTCGAACTCGCCAGCAAAAGCGCCAGTTGTCGTCGAGACGGCATTGACATAGCCTGTCAGGTCTGTCTCTTTGACAGAGACGGCTGGGCTGAGTTGAATAGCCATGGATTACTCTCCAATGTGAGAAAATGGGTTTGTGTGCTGGTATTTAGAGAAAAGGGCTCTCGCAGCCACTTGACAACATCGCCCAGCCGTGGCAAAATACGAGGATGGAAAAATCACCGATCAAGTCAGGCTGGCGCGGCAACCTGAACGGCTACGTCGAGAAGACGGACTCGCATATCGCCGTGTCGGAAGTGACCATCAAGTTGGACGCCAAGACGGCATACGCCTTGGCCAACATCTTGGGTGATCGATACATCAACGAGCACCCCAATCTCGAATCCGACCAGAAACCGGGTTTGATCAACTTGGGCGCTGCGCTCGGTCGCTTGATCGACAACCCGTCAGC